GGAACCTCTAAAAACCGGTGTGAAAAGCAAAAATGGGCAGGGTGTGCCAGATTCTAGGAAAGCCGACGAAGTAAGGCTGTATGCCTTACGAGGAGGTTTGACGACGAAGATGGCGCGCACTGCCCATTTTCGCTCACATGAGGTTTTTAGAGGTGACCAATAGAGATTTCATAAATGAAATGGGCTGTATATCGGATACAGCCCATTTTAATTTACAGTTCTTCAACAGCCGCAGCGAATCCAAGCGCCTTTAGCTGAGATATAACTTCTGCCGCAGACTCACGCGGCACTACCTTTTCAGCGTTCACCCTGACCCGGGAGCTTTCAAGCCTGCTTCTGAACCAGTTCATGTCCTTGCCGAACCTGGCGAGCCAGTGCTCGGGGTCGCCGTGGTTGGAAGCGTACCCACGTGCATGAGCTTCCTTGTGGCTTATCACGTTTTCGGGGAGTATCGATGGGTAGTTCTTCATGAGGCGCTGGCAGAGCTGTACGGCAAGCCCGAAGGCCTCCTCGAAGTAGGTGCGGTCGTTCAGCGCGTCCTCGGCTATTTCTATCTGGATATACGCCGGAGCGTAGTTGTAGCTTCCTTTGGAGCCATTTCCGCAGCCCCAGCAGCAGACATTCCAGGGAAGCAGCTTAGCCGCTTTCACTTCGCCGTTCTTGTCCTTGCCTATGACCGCATGCGGACACACATCGGAATCCGCACGGTCGAAGTAATTCCTGTAGGGATTCTCCCCGCAGATCTCCGGCGCGTTGACATAGCGCTTGAGGTTCGGATTGTTCGCCCCGGTGCTGTGGATTATGATTCCTGCCGGGCTGCCTGTCGGCATGGGGCGGGCGGCTTTGAACGCTCCGTTATTGCGGGCGTATGCTTCAAATGTTATCGCCATCGTCGCTGTCCTCCTTATCCGTATCCGCCTTCTTCTCAATATCTCCCCTGATACGCTTCGCAAGCTTCATCAGGAACGGCGGGAGCTTCACGCCTATATCTATCATATTCTCCAGGACGGATATCACCTCGTTGCACATGAGCCACGCGCAAACGACGATTGCGCACACGAACGACACCTCAAGCTGAATCCCGATGTTGTTCGCGGCGTATGTAACGAGCCAGTCCATCACGCCGCCGACCACCACGAGCAGCCACATGCAGACCTTCTTCACGATCCCCCGGAACGACTTGTAGCTGCTTATCTTCTCGCTGCGGTACTTTGCCGCCGCAAGCCCGGTTCCGTAGTCTATAAGCTGGAGCAGCACCAGCAGCAGGAACGGCACGGCTACCACACCGAGCCACGCGAACAGCGCCGAAAGCAGCGCTGTGAATCCGATTTTTTCAAGTTTGTCCATTTATTCCTCCATTTCCGCCAGCTCCGCACGGAGCTGGGCTGCTTCTTCCTCAAGCGCCTTGAGCCTGCTCTTATCCTCGTCAGTGCCGACGCCTGCGACTATTGCCGCAAGCGGGCGTATACGCTCCCGATCAATCTCCGCGAATCTGCGGGATATTTCTGCGGCTCTGAGCCTGTGTTCCCGGGCGGCGCGCTGCTCGTCTGTTTCGCGCGGCTCGATATCATCATAATTCTGCGACATATGCGTATCCTCCTTCTACTGCCTTGATGTCTGTTATCTTCCGCATGCTCGGGCGCAGGTCGAACGGGTCAATGTCGTTCGTTGTCCGTACCTGATAGTAGCGCTGGCACTTCGCAAGCTCCGCGGCGTAGTCGGGCGGAACAAACGGGGTCGCAAGCGACCCGCCCTCCAGCTTCACCCATGCGAGCTTCAGGGAGTTCCCGGCTTCGGTGCCCTTGTTGAATCCGATGGAGACTGCGGAGATGTACTCGCCCTCGGGAAGGTCGACCGATACCTTGTTCACTCCCTCGCGGAGCACCGAAGTATAGTAGCTGTCCACGTAATCCCCCGAAGCGTTCACGGTGCGGATTCTCGCCGACCATACCCCGGATACCTCCAGAACGTTCAGCGAGAGCGTGTACTTTCCGGGAGCAAGCGGGAATTCGATATTCTGCCAGAATGCGTGGGTGTTTGACGTCAGCGCCGCTGTAGCAGTCAGGCGGATTCCATCGGATTCCGGAGCAGCTTTGCACTTATCGGTGGAGATGTACCATCTGTCCACGGTGTAGCCGGTGGAGTACTCGCTCAGCCCGCGCTGATTTACCCGGAAGTCCGGATTGTCAAGATCGTTCTTGTCGCTCAGCGTATTCCAGTATGCCTTCTCGTCAGCGGTAACGTGGATATCCGCGTTCCCCGCGTGCGCTTCTATGGCGGCTCTTGCTACATCGTCAGCACCCGAGCCGCCCTGTGCTGACGTCTTAAAAGGGCATGCGGTGTAGTCTGAACCTACAAGCTGCACCGAGCCGGTGCCCATAAGGTACACCGTGCCGTTCGCGCCGTAAACGCCAACGGACTGCCCCGCCGGAATGCTGACTACTCCGTCAGCGCCTGCGGTCACGCCCGGTGCTGTGGACGCGTACACCGTTGCAGTGCCGTCGTTTCTGAGCCAGGCGTTTGCGCCGCCGCTGTAATTCGCCCTGATTTCCGCGCCCGTGAGCGCGATAGTCTTTGATGTCATAATTTATCCCTCCAAAAGTACCTTTTTGCCGTTAAAATACAGGCTGCCACCCGCTGTATACAGCCTATTTCCAGCGGAATATATTTCGAAATCAACATTATCCATAAAGATTCCCATATTACTGTTTGGCAGCTCTAATCTAATTTGCTCGCCCGAATCAGATACAATTCGTATTCCATTATTTTTGTTAAGCACAATGCATCTTTCTTTGCCGTAAGAATACTGTTGTGTTATACTGTACCCGTCTTCGTTTGCGTGAATATAAAATCCCGGCGGTGCTTTCATTTCGAAGTAGTTCCAGCTAGGGCTTGCTTCAATGTTCAGTGATTTTACACCATTTTCCGTTGTGGTTATGCCACCGTACTCATTGGTTATGGCGGCAGTATTTGTCCCAGAAGTCTGCAGCTTTTCGGCTGTGCCAGAAGAAGCCGCTTCCATCGCGTCCATGCGCTTTTCCAGCTGGGATTTGGGCTGCGTACGCTGCCTTGATTCTGTAGAAGTCTCCGCAGAATAGGCCGCTACCGCCGATTCCTCCACTGCTGACAGGGACGAGGGCATGCTGCATTTTATTGTGTGCTGCCCCCGGTACCTCCAGATCTGAGAGGTGATCATGCCCGTTGCATATCCCCGGTCGGTGTCTATAGCGCCGCCCCGCAGCCGGACATAATCCCCGATCTCAAGAGCAGGGTCGCCGGTGAAACTCGAATCAAAAACGCGGTTCAGGCATTTGTACATCTGCAAAAGCTCATTGTTGAGCACCCCCGCGACAACGTCGTCGGAAAGCTCCGCAAGCAGCGGATTTTCGTTCAGCTCCATGACCGCAAGCTTCTCGCTGCCGCCCGCTGATATCTCCCTTGTAGAGTACACCGCAGCGCCGTTTCGCCTGGTGAACAGCTTCGCAATGCAGGTCGTATCGTCCGAGAAATCCGTATTGAAGCGGATATTCCCGGCTATTTCACGCACCGGGACTATTACTCCGCCGTCGTTCCTCTCACATGTGAGCGGCACGAATTCCAGCTCGTTGCTGCGGCTGATTCTCGCAAACGAAGCGGTCATCATGCCTACATACATCAGCAGGTCGCGTTCTGTCTGGATACGCGCCGTGTTTATCTTCGCGGTCTGCGCCGCGTTCGGCAGCGCTTCAAACGCCGTCTGTGTCATTCCAAAGCTTAACCCGGCAGCAGTACACGCGCCGCACACAAGCTCATACAGCGTGCCGGAGCGCTCGGTCGCCTCCACATCGAACAGTGCCATTCCATCGAACGCGGAAAGCGTTACCGTGTCGTTCCGGCGCTTTATCGACGAGCCGTCCACATAGAAGCGCCCGAGCGGCACCGTCTCGGACTTCGCAGCCTGCATATCGCTGTCGTGGTACAGAATGAACGCGAGCCGTATCGCCGCACCGTCAAGGTCGCTGGTTTTCCCCGCGAAGCCTTTAAGGGAGCAGGAAAGCTCCCCGGAGTACACCCCGCCGGGGCGGAAGTCCCCGCGGCCGTTCATTTTCTGCGTTATAGAAAGGGAACCGGCGGCAATATTGTCGTCGGTCAGGTGAATTATAGTGCCGTCCCGGAGCCTTGCCGCGCCGCTTATCCCGGTGTACCGGACCGGCGCTTTTATAAGCTCCCTATAGGTATCTGAAACATTGTACATATCAATACTCCGTGAATGACGTGGTGAAGCTCCACCAGCTCTTTTCCGGGTCGGAAGCCTCCCAGCGGAGCACCTCCGGTTCTCGGCTCGGGTCGGCGTAGCACTCCATCGTGCTGAACTGAACGTCGGCGGGCTGGTTGATGTCGAAGAACCTGACCTGTATCTTCGGGGGCTTGATAGCCTCGCGAATCTTCCGCAGGTCAGGGGTCTGCACTATCCAGGTGAACGACATCTTCCGGACGTCCGACCTGATTATGTCACGGGTCGCATACATTGATTCCGACCGCCCGGAATTTTTGCTGTCGTAGTCCTTATAGAGCGGCTTGAAGCTGCTTGGCGTGGGCATTTCTACGCCGTCTATCTTTATGATCGAGGCGGTTTTTTCGGACATTGTTCCTCCTTTCCGGATCAAACGGATCATATTGCAGTTTATCCCAAACGTCAATAGCCGTTTGAACGGGTCTGCTCATTGTTCTGATACTGCGTTGTGTTTTCCGCTATAATTTGCCCGTCCAGGTCAATATAGTTGTGGAACTCTATTATCTGCGGTGCCGCCGAACTGTCGGGGAGCTGAACAGGACCCGTCATTGCTCCGCCGCTGTATACTGCACCTGGAATGCTGCTCTGCTGTGTGGAATAATCAGCGTAATCGTAGCCGCGCACCTGCCCTGTTTCCTCAAGGGACTGCTGCAAGCCGTAAGCGTAGGCGATACTCAGCATATCACCGTATCCGTTATCGTCGAAGAACTTCTGCTTTGCGCTGTCGGTAAGGTAATCATTTTTGACGGAGTTCAACGCGTCTGCCGCATTCATTCCCCGCTTTAAGCGTTCCAGGAGCGCGGAGTTCATGTCGTCGTACAGCGTTTCAAGCTCGCCGGACATCTGGTCTATCTTCATTACGTCGACAAGGTCGTCAATAGTGATCTGACCCGTGATGTATTTAAAGAAAAAATCGCCCGTGCTTGTTGCTCCGACAGACATCAGCTTATCCTGAAAGCTGTACAGAGCGCTCCCCAGGCTCATGAATATTCCGTCCCAGACCTTGAAAGCCGCCTGCTGTATCGGTGAGGCGAACGATTCTACCGAGTTCTGGATACCGGTCAGGAAATCCTCCACATCACGAAGCGCCTGCTTGTGCTCTTCCGTGTTCTGGTCTGTTCCGAACGCCTGATAGAGCGTACTGCCGATATCGTTCCAGAACCTGGTCCAGTCCTCGCCCCAGAGCTTTTTGATGCTTTCGTTCCACGCAAGGAGACTGTCATACTGTTCCTGCCCGGAGCCGAACACAGCCGACCACATCGTACTGAACCCCGTCCCGATATCCCCGAAGGTAGTCGAGAACGTATCCGCCAGCCCGTCCAGGCTGAAATTATTCAGCTCGTCCATGCTGTTGTTTACGCCTGCGAGATCGTCGGTCAGCCCCGCGATGGAATCCTGCGCTGATTCTGCGCCGTCAACTATCGCGCTGAAATCCACGCCGCCGGTGCTGCTGCCGGAATCGAATACGTTCAGCGTATCGATGTCCGCGAGCTTTTTCTTGGCGGTATCCGCACTCTTGCCCAGACCAGCCATGCTGTCGGACAGGCTGTCAGTGCTTTCGGCTGCCTTGTCGGCTCCGGCGGCGGTGTCCTCCATCGCGGCGCCTTCGGATTCGTTCATCTCCCGGGCGGTCGCTCCAACCGAAGCCACGATAGACAACAGTCCCGCCAAAATAACGAGCCACCCCGCCGCAGCCTTCATTATATTCGCGCGCTTTGCTTCCTTCGGAATGAGGATATTGAGCAGGCTGTTCCATTTCTCATTTGCGGCAGTCCACAGAGCATGCGCCTTAGTCGCCGCCGGGATCGCTACAGCGGCGCCCACAGCTATCCCGAGCAGGGTCTTTGCGCTCGGCGACAGACCTATGAGGTATTGCGCCACGCTGTTCAGCCCCTCGCCTAGCGATACGACGAGCGGGGATATCGCTTCCAGCCCGCCGCGCGCCATCGTCAGAAGTGAAGTCGCGGTCGGCAGGAGCTGCGTTCCGAGGTCGGCGGTAAGGTTCTCAAGCTGCGCCTTTGCGGTCGTCAGCGAGCCGGAGAACGTGTCGTTTTCCCGGGCGTAGTTCCCGGCGGCGTACTCCGTCTTGTCAAGGAACATCTGCATTGCCGCGCTGACCTTCTGCTGGGTCGTTTCGAGCTTGCCGAGCCCCTTTTCCTGCGCATACGCCTGGAGGGTCGTGTCGTTCATGGCAACGCCGAGATTGTCCATCATCGTGAAATTGCCCTTTGCCGCGCCGGAGACGGCTTCCATAGCGTCCTTGACGTCAACGCCCATGATGGAAGCCACATCGGAAGCCCTCTGCATGACCTGCTGCGACATCGCCGAAGCGTACCCGGTATCGAAGCCGGAGCCTTTCAGCAGAGCGCCCATCTTGTTTGCCTTCGCAAGGTAGTCGGATTCCGACAGCCCCATGTCCTTGTACGCGGTTGCAGCGGCTTTCCTCATGGATTCCGCATGCTCCGAGAACACGACCTCAACGCCGCCGAGCTGCTGCTCAAGCTCGCCGCCGGACATTATGCTGTCGCCGATTATCTTTCCGATACCGAGCGCCGCAAGCTTGTGTCCGAGATTCGTGAAGAAATTCCCGATATCATCGGTGGAACGTCTGGACTGCTCCTCCAGGTCGTCCAGTCTTCCTATTACATCGCTGATAGCTTCGTTGAACTTCCGGTCGTTCGCGGAAATGACTATGTTCAGCTCCTCAACGGTCATGACCCGCCTCCTCTCTGTAATGCTGATTGTGGACGGCCGCTATCCTCGCCATCGCCGCCTGCGAGCGCTTCCAAGCTGGAGTATCGTCCTGCATGAGCGCCCCGAAATGCCGCTCCGGGGTCTGCGGGAAGCTCCTCGGAGCATTCGTAGCAAGCCCGGTCAGGTACGCCGTATGCCAGGCGAACACCGCGCGGCTCCGGGCTTCATCAGTGCGGCGCTTCACGGCGGAGCTGTTCAGGTCGCAAAGCTCCGCCGGGGTGAGGTCGTAGAACTGCTCCGTATATGCGCCGCAGTCTACCGCCGTTTTTCTTAGCTGGGCTATCAGTTCCCCCGCGCTGCACGGTCGAGGAGCTGCCCCTGGATTTTTTTTGCGGCTTCTACGGCTGACTTCGCGATGAATCCGCCGTTCTTCAGCGCGGTCATGACGACCTCGGACGCGTCCTCTATGGTGCCGCCGTTGTCGACGAACTCGTCGTACGCGTCGCACGCCTCGCTATGCGAGATATCTGCGCCGCATGCTATGAACCGTGTCAGCACTCCGAGCCTCTGGCAGCGGGAAAGTCCCCGCAGCAGGTCGCAGTCAAGCTCGGATTCGAGCTTCTCAGCCCGGCGCGCGGTGAAGCGCAGCTCAAGGCTCTTTTCATCAGATATTTTCAGATATGCTCCTGTCATGTGTTACCTCCGTTCCACTCAAGCTTGCTTTCAAGCGTAACGCTGAGGGTGTACTTCATAGCCTCGCCGACATTGCCGCCGTTAACGTACACGGTGGGCTTGCCCTCCCAGGCGTAGAAAGTGCCGTCGGGATAGTTGAGCTTCCACTTTATCTTCGCGCCAGCTTCCTCAAGCTCCTTGAGCTTTGCGAAATTCTTCTTTATCATCGTTCCGGCGTCAGGGTCTTTCTCCTTGTTGTAGAAAAATCCGAACTTCATATCGCTGATGTCGGGAATACCTCCGATGTAGCGCTCGTTAGCGTCGCGCATGTTCGTCACCTTGACCTTGGGCGGGTCGGCGCCCATATCGGGGTAGCTCTCCAGACCGTACAGCTCAAGCCATGTTGCGCCGTCGTCGGAAGAAAAATCAAGGTGCGTGTCCTTTGTTAAAAGCTCCATTATTTACCTCCTGTAAACTAGTCCTGTGTGTTCGTCTATCGCCGCGCTGAACGTCAGCGTACGGCGGTGCAGTCCGTCCTCACGGATATCCGCGCCGGAGTTCCGGACGAATCCCCGGGATATCAGCCGCGCGGAGATTTTCAGCGCCGTATCAGTGCAGCGCTGCAATTTCGTGTCGTATACGTCCACCTGGAACGACACCGCCGCAAGCCGTTCCTCGCCGGAAATTATCGTGCCGGAACCCATATCAAGCGGCGTGAGTATCGCCAGCGGTAACTCCGGAACTATCTCCGGGTACTGCGGCTCCAGCCGGACGATATCTTCCACCAGCGGCGGAATGATGATGTTGATATCAAGCATTGTCTATAGCCTTTCTAAGCTCCTCCGCAACGATGGCGTACAGCTTCTTTTCCTCGTTCTTCCCGACCGCCGCCCGGAGGAACGACTGCGCCCTGTGCCCGTGCGAGGTGTGCCAGTTGCCCTGTTCGTCCTGCCAGCGCCAGAGCAGCTTTGCGGTGTGCGGCACTCCCGGGTCGCCCTGGGTGCCTGTGCCGTACTCCACGAATATCGCGTACTCCTTGTTGGTGCCGACCGTGACTACGCCCGGCGCGAGCCGCTGAACCCGGATACTGTTCCGGAGTTCGCCGGTGTCCACCGGGCAGAGCAGGACGGCGTTTCCGCGTATCTTCTCGCCGCCACTGAGCAGGGCGCGGTCGAGGACCTTCCCGCTGTCCGCGCGGACGGACTGCATTTTCTTGATAAGCTCCTGTATCGTCATACCAGCTCGCACACCGCCTTCCTGACGTTGCCGTAGGTAGTCACCCCTCTGACCTCGTAAGTGCCGCCGGGGAGCTTCACACGGTCGCGCTCGCGGATATCCGTTCCGGTATCGCAGAAAAGCTCCACCGAGCGGCTGAACTTCACGCCGTACTGTTCGGCGGTGGCGTTATCGGAGAGCGGCTGGACTTCCGCACGGATATCGCCGATATGCTGCCATGTGGTTTCAGTGCCGATATAGGCGCTCCTTGCAGTCACCGCGCGGGAAAGCGGGAGCGTTTTAAGCCTGTTCTGTATCAGCCGTATAAAGCACCCCCGCCTTTCTGGGATAGTTTTTCAGCCGCGCAAGAAGCTCCGGCGGAAGTCCGTCGAAGCTCTGGGAAATTCCGCCCTCGCTGCGGGAGGATTCCCCCTCAGCGCCGCGCTTGTTGTACGCTATCACTGCAAGCTGAACCTGCACGGATACCAGCCGCGCCGGGACTTCCTCCCGCCCGATATAGTCGCGGACGGAATCCTCCGCGTCCGACAGCAGGGCGGCTATTAACCCGTCCTGCGAATCGTCCGTTATCCCGGCGAGGAGCTTGAAGCGCTCAAGCGGGGTCATGCGCCGACCGCCGCATCTAATACGGCGGAAGCCGCTACGACCTTATCGTCCACAACTGAAACTACAGCGACCTTGTTTCCGGCAGTCGCGGAGATAATGCCGTCCGCAGGGACCTCGGTGAATCCAGTCGCCGCCGCGCCGAACTTCGGAATGGTGACGGAGCTGTCTGCCTTGTACATCAGCTTTCCGGCGGCGTTGCGCGCGATCCTGAGCCTGCCTCTGCCGGAACCGGCGGCGGTCATGGACGCTCTTATCTCGCCCATAGCGCCGAAGTGAACGCCGACGGAGCACTTCTTGTTCTCGGTGACGAACGCGTCGTAGTACACCAGACCCTCGACAAGGTGACCCGCGATACCGGGAGGATTGTCGTGGATCTTGTATTCTGCGAGCTTCTCCGGGGAGCACACAGATTCGCCGTAAGCGATGATGAACGACGCGCCGGCGGGCATTCTGCTCTTGGGAACAGCTACGACCTTCACGCCGTCGACGTCGCCTACCTGCCCGGTGATGAGCATGTTCTGCGCAAGCTCGGAAGCCTTGGTGTAGCCGTCGCACTGCTTTATCGCATTGAGGAACGCGTTGGAAACGTACGCCACTCTGCCGACCGCGGGCACCTCGTCGTCGCTGATGGCGCTGTTTATCGCGAGAAAATCGCTGTACGCAGTGGAGTTGCTGGTCGTGCTGACTGCTACGTGCTCAGCCTTGTTCGCGGCTGTCCTGAAGCGGTAGGCGTCCACCTCCGGGATAACGACCTGATCGAGCTGTCTGCGGAGCGCCTTTGCCGCGTCGCGGATACCCGCCGGGGAATCTACTGCGTTGGTGGCGTCGATGGTGAACGTGAAGGAGCGCTTCTGCGTGAGGGTCAGCTCCTCGGTGGTGTCCTCCAGCTCCTCGGGATTGCCGTAGCGGTTGGAGCCGGTCGCCTTGTAGTCGTTCATCTCAGCGGTTCCCATGCTGTAGACCTTGACGGTCTGCGCACCGGTGAATTCGTACTTCCCGCCCGCCATCGAAGTGGTGAGCGCTCCGAGCCTGAATACTTCGTCGACCTTATCTGAATACTTTGTTGCGAGATTTACTGCCATTAAAATTACCTCCTGTTAAACTCCCAGTCCGTCGAGGAATGGGTCCTTTGCGCCGGGGTCGCCCTTTTTCGGGGGAGCTCCGGCTAACTTCTTTGCTACCTCCGCGCTGACGGCGTCCGTGAAAGCCTTCGCGACTGCCGCCGCGCTTGCTTCGATACCGTCGGGGTCGGAGATGTCCACAGCCCCTACCAGAGCGGCGGGGACGTTCTTCTCCGCGAGATACTCCTTTGCGAGGGCGGTGCGCTCCCGCTTCGTCAGAGCCGCTTCGCGGTCTGCGAGAGCCTTTTCCCGCTTCTCGCGCTCGTGCTTCGACTTTTCGTCCGCTGTCATGGCTGCTACGCGCTCGGCCTCAGCCTTTTCGTCCGCAGCTTTCTTCTCCCAGCGCTTCTGGCGCTCCGCGATGATCTTGTTGAGCTCTGCCTGGGTGAACGTCTTTTCAGCGGGCTTTTCCGGTTTGTTTTCCGCCTCCGGCTCGGCAGTTTTGCGCACAATGCTTTCCGGGCTTATGTAGTTGGGAATGTTTTGCGCAAAACTTTGCGTAGATGTGGTAGGATCACCTCCGGCGCTTAAAGCTGCGCCCTGCTCCTGTGTGGTCTGGGTTGTCTGTTCGTCTGCCATTGTTACCTCCGTTTAACGTCCGTATGACTGTATTCCGCGCGGGCTTTTAATGTCGTCAGCGTGTTTCGGACAATAAAAAAGCAACCGTTTCCGTTTTGGAAATAGTTGCTGAATTATTTGATTGTATGGTGAACGATTCGTTCACCGTTTGGAATGAAAAAGCACCCCGTTTGGTGCGGGGTGCTTAGTTTATTTAAGTTTTAGCCCATGTTTCTTTTATAACAGAGCCGTCATTCATACACTCGCGGATAACGCAATGTGTTGCATTTTTCTCCTCAACTTCGTTGTTTTTATCATCCAAAAAATGTATTTCTGAATAGTCGCCGCCATTGGGGGTCTTTTCGTTGATTCTTTCGAATGCCATACAAATCACCTCTCAATCATATTATAGCACTTTATTTTTCAAAATGGAAGCCCTGTTGGGAAAATTTTTCGAGAATTCTTTTGCATTTTGCACATATTCTGCAATGCTCTCCGCAAAATCTTCCGCCGGGGAATTTTCGCCATATGCTGTCGGGGATTTACTGCCTGACAATTTCTTGTCCTCGACAATAGCTTTCTGCCATTCTTTTTCTTCGCTGAAACGTCCGCCGCTTACTGACAGATTTGTGTCGATATAATGCCCAGCTTCGTGGCAGTATGTTCGCACAACATAGTCAGAATCATGAGGGCGATCATATCGGTAGAATGTGATTTTATCTCCGCCTGTGGCATATGAATGCGTAAAGTTTTTGTACACTCTCTTCCAATAACTGTCGTCAGGATTGTAATAATCAACGAATTCAATGTTTTTCTGCGCTTTCTTCTTGACTTCTTCGGGCACTTTTTGCCAACAACTTATCGCCTGCTCGGGCGTCATGGTTTGATGAGCCGAATCGTAATTCTTGGGGAAAATGAAACTCACCCCATCAGGAGTAGTATAAACGACCGCATTTGATTGTACCGACGTATTATATCCAAAGCAGTATTTCTTTTCCTCTACACGACAATTAATACCTGCTATCGGAATTGTTGGTGCCGGGTCACTATTTTGAGGGTCAACATATTTCTCTTTCCACTGCTCATAAGTCATACCCGCCGGCACCTTAACGGTATTCCCATCCTTATCCTTAGCCCGGCGCTCCAGACCTGCAAGCTCCTCGTCGCCGAAGTCCGCGATGGTGGTCGAGCGGCAGAACGGGTGCATGGGCGGGTAGTTCGTGCCGGGCTTTTTCTTTGCGAGCTCGAACACCTTGCCGTCCAGAGCCGCGCAGCACTCGCAGGTGCGGCTGTCGAGGGTCGCTACGAACCTGTAACGCTCTATCCCGGCTTCGCCGTACGCCTTTGCCTGCGCAGCGTTCGCGACGTACGCGCTCTCAGTCCGGACGATTCTCCGGGCGCAGAACGCGTTAACTCCGAACTGCTCCTGAAATATCCGGGCGGTCTTTTCGCCGGAACGCCCGGAAAGCATGCTGACGAGCAGCTCGTTTTTGAGCCTAGCCGTCATGCCGCTTACGTCCTTCCAGATACGCTGCGAGTAATTACCCCCGCTCCAGTTTGAACGCAGAATCCGGTCAACGTCCTGCCGGGGAAACTTCGAGAAGCTGAACCCCAGCCCCGTGCCTTTCTGAATGCTGAATATTTCGTGGTAGTAGCTGTCCTCCGCGACATTCCGCAGCGCTGACGTGATGTGCCGGTTCTCGGTCTTGTACAGCTCCCGGCACTGGCGGTTGATATCCCTGTTCAGCTCCTCTATCCGGGTTATGCGGTAGCGGTACGCCCCGGCGCTGTTTATCGCGTTCAGGAGCGCCTCCCGCTTTTCAGGGTCGCCGACCTGCTGCGCGGCTTTCCGGAGCCTCTGGAGCGCCGAACCGTCCCCTCCGGCGGCGTTCAGTATCTTCTTGGCTTCCACTTCTGAGATACCGAACGACTGCATTCCGCGCATGACCGCCTTGACTTCCTTTTCGAGGTATGCGGAGGTCTGCTGTATCGCCTTGTTCATCTCGGCGGCGGTTTCCTCGGCAGTGCCCATGCGGTCGTACATGTCCTGAGCGGCGCGGCGCTCCCAGTAATCACGGCTGTTCATCTGTCATATCCGGCGGGAGGTTCGGGAAATCGTTCTGCTGCTCCCTGACCTTCTCAGCGGCTCCCTCGGGGTCGTCCACAAAGGGCAGAAGCCCGAGCAGGATCTCCCGCGGAACCATGTCACGCAGCTCGGAAACAAGCTGTGCGACCTCGGTTTCGTTGACCGGAAGCGCCCGAGTGAACTGTATCGAAATATCCCGGCTGCTGATAGTGGCTTTCCCGGTGGTGTTCAGCCAGTTGCAGAGAAGCCGCAGGCGCTCCTTCAAACCCTCCCGGAAGTAGCGCTCCTTGATTTTCGTTATCTGCTCGAACCCGAGGAGCTTATAGCGCATTGCAACGCCGGAAGCGTTCCCGCCGAAGCTCTCGTCGCTCATGCAGGGGACGTTCGCGAACTTGTGTATATCCTGCTCCAGCGACTTGCGGAGCACCTCCACGCTGTTCTCGTCGAACTGCCGCGTCAGCCATTCGGCGGAGCTGTCTGCGTCGAGCTCCAGCAGGCCGTTCTCCCGGAGCGCCTTGTAGCTTTCGGATTTCTCGTCGTTATCGTCGCCGAGGACTGAACCCTTGATAAGCAGTATCGCCTCGACAAACTGCTCCTTGTCGTTCACGCGGTCGCTCTGGAGGACGTTGTACGCGTCGATGAGCGACAGCACCGGCTCGAAATCGCTGCCGCAGGTGGAGTTGTTGTATATCTCGATGAGCGGCACCCCGCCCATTCCGTGAGGTCTGCTCTCAGCCCCGCCCGTGACAGAAAAGCCCGTGTCGGTCGTGAAATGCATGACATTTTCCGGATCGCAGAGATACACGGAATACCCGGTATCCTGGTTCGTAACGCTGTCGTGGAGCTTGTAATAATACACCCCCGCGACCGGCTTCTGCCGCACCGTGTCGTCGTAGATAACGAACGCCTGGCGCGGGTCGGGGGAATACAGCCGGGGCTGTCCGTTCTCGTCGGTGTAGATGAACTCGTACGCCGCGCCGAATATGCTCGCCTTCTGCGCAAGGTCTATGTCTTGCGTGTCGCTGTCAGCGGCTCTCAGAAGCTCCAGGAGCGGCTCTATGCCCTCGCCGGAATACTTCACCGGATTGCCCGCAAAGTAGCCTACGCAGGTGTCTGAGATGTATTTCGCGTGATTGCAGACCAGCTTGTTGTTCGCAAGGACTGAGCGCTTCTCACGGCTGCATATCGGGTGATCGCCCTCGTAGTAGCGCTCCAGCGCGTCGTATCTGGCGTGCGTGTGCCGGATATGCTCCCTGATGAATTTGCAGGCGGCCTCCGGCGTGACCGGAGTTTCCCGCGATATCGTGAAGGGCTTTATCATCAGTAAATGCCCATCTCCTTTCTGTTGCCGATTCTGGCTTTCCTGCGCCCTATGTCGTTTTCAAGGGCGTATCTCACCGCGTCAATCGAGTGGTTATCCTTATCCGGGAACTCGTCCCGGAAGCCGCCGTTGCCGTCCGGGATAAGCTCATACCCGCAGAACTCTCGCTTCGCGTTCGGGCAGGTCACCGGGTCGATGACTATTTCCGCGAGGTTCTGGAGCCAGGTTATGCCGTGCTCGACTGACCCCGCGCCTTTCTTCACAGCGGTGATTTTCAGCCCCCTGGCGCGGAGTTCGTCGTTGCTGCGCGGGTCGGCGGATTCGGCGTATATCGCGCCGTTCAGCGGATTTTCAGCCCTTATCGCTTCCGCGAGCGGGTCGTACTTTATGCCGTAGCGGTAGATCTCACCGAATATGTACAGCCGCCCCTTTTCGAGGGCGCAGACGACGTATGCGGTCGGGTCGGCGGCGTAGCCCCAGTCCAGACCTCGATGGATATGCGCGAATCCGGCGCGTTCCTCCGGGGAAATTTCCCGCACCGTGATGTTCGGGAACACCTCGCCGCCGGTGCCGGTGACCTCTCCGAGATACTCGTGCGCGTAGGCGGTGGGATTGTTCCTGCGGAGGTATTCTGCTTCCGCGATGAACTGCTCCCCGAGCCATTCCGAAGGAACTCCGCGATAATCGGAATGGTGGACGAGCTTATCCGGCGTGGGGACTGTGACCTCTGCGTTTATCCAGTTGCGCTGGGACTTCGGCGGGTTATAGGTGTAGAACACCGTGAACTTACTGCCGCCGCGCAGCAGCGACTGATTTATCGTGCGTATCTCCTCTATCCCCGCGAACTCGTCAGCCTCCTCGTACCAGACGTACTTTATGTACCCTTTGTGCACCTTCGTGGATTTGAGCTTCTTCGGCTTGTCCGCGCCCCGGAACAGTATCCGCTGTCCGGTGAGAGTGTAGACAAGCTCCAGCGGCGACAGCTTCACCTGCCAGAGGTGAGAAACGCCGAGCTTGTCTATCGCCCAGAGGAGCTGCTCGTATACGCTGTCCTTGAGGTACAGCCCGACTTTGCGGATAACTACGGCGTTCGCCTGCGGGTCTTTCATCATGCCGAGGGGTATTTCCGCGCCCACAAACGAGGATTTCGTGGAGCCTCTGCCGCCTTTGAGCCAGTAGTGGGTGTGCAGTCCGGCGGCGATATCGCGGTGTATGGGATAAAAAGGCGGCGCGATGATATCCGTCAGATTAACCATCTGGGATATCGTCCACTATCTGGACTACGCCGCTGCCGGATACGTTCACCTTGTCGGTGAACAGCCCGAACCGCTTGCCGAGAAGTTCGGCGGCTTTCAGGCGCTCGCGCTCGTCCGGGGGCTTCGTGATCGTCCGGGCTTCGGAGCAGCCGTCGCCTACGCTCTCGACGACTACGACGGAAGCCTCGCTCTCGCCGCGCAGCACCGCCGTGAGGTACTCCATGACCTCGGCGGCGTCGGCGGTGCGCTCGTTGTGTAGCTGTTCAAGGCGCTCGTCGAGGTAGGCGCGGATAGTAGCATTTCGTAGCAATTTGCTGGCACAGGCATGCGCGGCGTTATCGTTTTTCACCTTCGGATATGCGGCTTTATACGCGCGAGTACCGTTCAGATCTATCAGGTACTCGTCGCAGAAACGCTTCTGCTTTTCGGTCATGGTGGTTCCTCCTTTCGGCATAGAAACAGCGCCCTCGCTGAGCTTGGGCGCTTTTCAGTATTTCATGATACTAGTATAGCACATTTTCAGCTATCATTCCATATCATCTTTACGTGCTGGAGCGCCCGCCCGTGCAGGCGGCATATCTGCGGATAGCTGTAATTCATGCGGACGGCGGTTTCGTCGAGGGTCAGCAGGTTGATGTACTTGTACTCCAGCAGCGTACGCAGGCGCACCTCCGGAACGGTCGCTATCGCCGCGCGTATCTCCCGCTGGAGGTCTATGCTACGGTCGATGTCCTCGTTTATCTCGCGCTCCAGATCGACTATCCGGGCGGTTATCTCGCCGATACGGTCGCTGGGCGTGGAGCTGTGCGCACCGTCCGAGCTTCCGGAGCTTACCGTCTGGGCTTTCCTGCGAAGCTCCCCGACCTGCTCCAGCTTCGCGTTTATGCTGTCGTTCAGGTCCTTGTACTGCGAGAGGTATTCTTTTGCAGTCATTCAGCCCTCCTGTTCCAAAACTCAGCAATTGTCTTACGTTTGTTTTCTTCGGTATCATATTCATAAACTTCTACCGCGTACGGCGAGGCGCCGCATTGTTTGCATTCGACCATCATTACATCGAAAGCGGTCCCTTTTAAGTGCGTAGGCGTTCTGTAATATGCCTCGCCCCCGCAGAACGGGCAGGGTTTCAACCTTATTTCAGACATCTGTGTCACCTCCATTCCAACCAGCGCGAAGCTGACAGTTTTCGCATTCCGGCATATCCTTACCAGTACACAGCGGGTATGGATTGTTTCCCTCCGGCGTAAAGCATTCAGGGTTTGTATTCATGATGTTATCACCTCCGTCCATCTTAGCGCCGCAGGACGGACAGTAGCGGTAAGAACACATAAACGCGTCCCATAAGCACTTTTCTGCTTCCTCCTCGGTTGCGACCTCGTATGCCGTTTCACAGATACTGCACGCCGCAAAAGTGTAATCACCATCAATGTTCAGCCACTCGCCAGAAGCAGAATGTTCTCAGCGTCAACGATCCGATGACAGTCGATAGGGAACACGGGAATGTCGCTGACCTCGTCCCGAATCTCTCCGGCAACGCAGTCGATAGCAGACAGAGCGTTGAAATTTTTCGCTTTGAGATACGTCTCGCGGATAGTGGCTATTGCTTTCTCCACGTCCTCGCGCTTAATGTAGTGATCCATTTATATCCTCCAATCTCACAAGAATGCGGGGTTCGCAGCCGTAAAACTTCCGGACGACCGCCTCGCACACGCACTTATCATCGTCGTAAGCCACGCCGTTCAGCCCCGAAAAACTCTGGATCTTCCTGCACCACTGGTAATCATGCCTGCAAAAAAGCCGCTTTATCATTAGTTTCATTTCTCCACCTCCACCTCGTCCAGCGCGGCGATAATAACGCTGGGCGTATTTACGTCCGTAAGCTCCAGGGAGTACGTCCAGCCGCCTTTCGCGTACCGCGTAATTACTCCGGATATCCTGCACCGGGAGGTTATCCCCATGTGCGTATGCAGGACTACCGCGCCCTGTTCCGCTGCCCTGGTTACTTCTTCGAGTTTCATTCCAGCACCTCGATTTTTATGAATATTCCGGGAATCTGCGCCCAGAACTTTTCGCACAGCTCCGAAGCGACAAGCGCGTCGTCCTTCCAGAATCCGGCCGCAGTCATGCAGTCCTTGAGGAGCTTCTGCAAATTATCCGTGTCCGGCTTTGTCGTTCTGTACTCGCCGTCAGCGTGACCCTCTACTGGGAAGCACCACCGTGTTATCAGCCGAACTCCGCAGGTATACGGTTTATCCGGCTTATGCTGTGCCAGGTGCGCCGTGAGCTTCGCGCGGGCTTCCCTGAGTTCCGGCGGGTCATAAAATACCGGCTTCCCCTTGCGGACTGTGACCTTGTGTTCCTGCGCCGTCACCGTTGGAGGTATCATCGGCAGGAAGAACTGCACGTCTGAATTTACCATTAATTACATTCTCCTTTCTGAGAAAAAAATCCGGAGTCATTGTCGTGTGCGTGTAGGGGACACCGCCGACCCCTAGGGCGGTGTCCTACCGTACGCACATGACAGGCTGGACAAAGGACAGTATATATTATATACCTGTGTCCGTGTCCGGCGGACACCAACAAATTTGTTTGTGTCCGGAATTTTGTCCGGCGCGGACATGACGTGGTTTTCCCTTGTGTCCTGTCCGGACGCGCCTGTCATTTCTCCGTGCTGTCCACGTCCTTTTTTCTGACTGTCATGTCGTTCTTGTCAACATAATAGCCGTATTTTTCCACCCAGCGCTTTACGGTTCGTTCGCAGACCTCAAGGTATTCCGACAGCGCCGCAACAGTCGGAGCGCTTCCAAAATCCGCCGTATTTACCGCGTTCTCAAACTTGACCCTGTTGCTGTCGTTCTGCTTTTTCGCTTGTTCGCGGCGCTTTTCTGTGAACTTCTGCCACTGTGGGATATCGCCGTCAGCGTTGACGTCTTTCAGCACTCCCACATGGTCTATCCTATGTATCGGATAATCGAACCACACGTTGACCGGCGGGAACTTCGGGAACTCTCGCAGAGTACCCTCGATACGCCACGCGGAACGGCTTTCAGCCAGCTTCTCCGCCGCCGATATACTTTCCTCCGCCTGCCGCAGGGAATCCCCCGCAAGCGCGTTTCTGACGTGCTCCCGCATTGCCTTGGCCGTAACCATGTCGTCCTGTGAAATGCCGCCTGCCTTGCCGCTGCGGACGAGCAGGTCATAGCAGATATTGCACACCGCCTTGTTCTGCTCCTCCCTGACGAGCGCTTCCGGAAGCCCCAGCTCGATGAGGTCGAGGAGCGCGTCCGGGTCGCGGGCGAACACGCCGGAGCCGGAGGCTCTGTCCATGCTGCGCTTCGCTCCCTGCGCTCCCTTTGAGTGATGGTGGCAGTATATCACCGCGCAGCCAAGCTCCGTGCAGACCTTGTCGAACTGGTTGCAGAAGTGCGCCATCTGGTCGGCTGAGTTCTCGTCGCCGGTTATGACTTTATATATCGGGTCGATGATTATCGCGAGGTAGTTCCGCTTTGCGGCGCGGCGTATCAGCTTCGGCGCGAGCTTGTCCATAGGCACGGACTTGCCGCGCAGGTTCCAGATGTCGATGTTCCGGAGGTTCTCCGGCTTCCAGCCGAGCGCGTTGTAGATGTCAGCAAATCTGTGCTCGCAGGAAGCCTTGTCCAGCTCCAGATTGACGTACAGAACACGTCCCTGCGCGACTTTCCAGCCGAGCCACTCGCGCCCCTCCGCGATAGCCGCGCACAGCTCTATCAGCGCGAACGACTTGCCCGCCTTTGAGGGTCCCGCGATGAGCATTTTGTGCCCCTGCCGGAGAACTCCCCCGATAAGCGGCGGCGCAAGCTCCGGCATGTCGTTCCAGAAATCCGCCGCGTTCTCGAAGCCCGGGAGGTCGTCGTTCACACCCTCTATCCACTCACGCCACTCGTTCCAGCTCGCCTTGCCGATGTTCGTATCGACTATGTACTGCCGGTTCTCGCCGCGCTGTACGCCCGGGATCCTCGACAGCCGCGAGGGATTGCGGTTCTGCGTGTCGGGCTGTAAGCCGTTCTTCTGGCATATCTGGTAGAGGAAATCCACCCGGCGGCGGTACTCCTCGTAGTTCTCCGCGTCGATTCGGACGATAGCGTGCAGGCTCTTTTTGCCGCTGTAGACCAGCGCCGCGACCGGAAGCTCCAGCTCGCGGATTATCGCGTTCTGCTGTTCGATATCGACGTTGTCGCTCTCCACCAGGGCGTAGCGGAACTCCGTTACGTTCTCGTTCTTGATACCCCTGCCGTCCAGCGGGTTGAAGCGTATCCACGCCCCCCCGCGCGGGTTGTAGTCCCCGAGGACAGCGCCGATATCGCCGCCGCATTTTTCAAGATGCTCGATGAGCTGACCCGCCGTGCGGTCGTAGGCGCCCTTGTTCGCGGGAATGAACCTGCCGTCCTTTTCGTAGCTCTGCATGACGTAGCCGACCTTGTCCTCCGGCTCGAACAGCGCTTCCAGGTAGCGGATTATTTCCCGCGCGGGATTCCAGTCGGCGGGCGGGTTTATCTCGCGTCCTTCCACCCAGTTCCTGTTGACCACGACGTGCTCCTCCGGGGCTTCGTATGATATCTCGTCGTCCCAATCCAGTGCGCGGCTTTCCGCGACGGGCATTCCGCGCTCCTTTGCGAGCTGGACTATTGTCGCCCCGGTGACGGGGTTCGGATTCCCGCCGAAGCTCTCCCACTTCTTCGCGCACTCGCCGGAATGATAGCGGCTGTCGCTGCGGCTCCAGTCGTCCCACACGGAGCAGGGCAATCCCTCCTGCTTCAGCGCCATGCCCACGTTTACCCATGTCTGATAGTCGAGGGACGCGGGGTCTATGTATTTTAAACATTCTGTTAGATTCATAAGCACCTTTCTTTCAAATTCGGAATTCGGAATTATGAATTCGGAATGAATGTGTCCCGCTTCGCGGGACTGATTTAAATTCGATACGATCGGAATACGTCCGCGACAGCGGACACCGAAATTCCGCATTCCGCATTCCGAATTCCGAATTATTCTGGCGTGTATTCTGCGGGAATTACGCTGTGCGGTACGCGCCAGCCGTTCGCCGCTATCCGCGTTATCATATTGCTCGCCTGCTGGAACGTCCATTCCCCGACGTGCAGGAAGCCTTTATTCTCCAGCAGGCGTATCTGCTTCGGGGTAGAAAGTCCGTCCATGCGGCGCTTGTTAAGGCGGTCGAGGAGCATTGCCGCCTTGCCCGCGTTCTCTATCTCGTTCGGGTAAATGCCGTACTTCTCCAGCGCGTCAAGCTGCTTCTGCGACGGCGGGGACATCTCCCAGCCGAACGACGGGACGTAGCCGGACAAGTCCTGCGCCTGTATCGACATCTCGAACTGGAGCGGGTCAACTAACGCGCGCTTGCGCTTTCGCATTTCGCCCAGCTGCTTCGCGAGGGCTTCCTCCCGCTGAGCTACTACGTCGGTTTCCGCTCTTTCTTCGGCTTCGGTGATGTCCAGCGGACAGCCCGCCGCCGCGAGGTTCTCCGTCATTTTCTGCGCTACCTCGTCGCTCTCGCAGATGAGGTGCGCGGGTCTGCACAGCTCGTGCCGCTGAGTATGCCAGAGGAAGTCCAGCAGGAGCAGGTCTTTCTTGCCGGGACTGAGCCGCGTTCCTCTGCCCACCATCTGGCAGTAAAGTCCGCGCACCTTTGTCGGGCGCAGGACTATCACGCAGTCCACGGAGGGGCAGTCCCAGCCCTCGGTGAGGAGCATTGAATTACAGAGCACGTTGTACTTTCCGGCTTCGAAATCCGCAAGAACCTGCGCGCGGTCATCGGAATTTCCGTTGACCTCCGCCGCCCGGAATCCGCGCTCGTTGAGGATATCCCGGAACTTCTGCGAAGTCTTGACCAGCGGCAGGAACACCACCGTCTTGCGGTCGGCGCAGTTGCGGAGCATTTCGTCTGCTATCTGATAGAGATACGGCTCGAGGGCGGTGTCGAGGTCTGCGGCGCGGAAGTCCCCGGCCTGCACGGAAACCCCGGTGAGGTCGAGGTTCAGCGGGATAGTCAGCGCCTTTATCGGGCAGAGGTAGCCCTCCCGGATAGCCCGGGGGAGCGTGTACTCATACGCCAGGGAATCGAACACCTGACCGAGGTTCTTCATATCGCCGCGGTCGGGTGTCGCAGTCACGCCGAGGACTTTCGCGCCGCTGAAGTGCTGTAATATCCGCTGATAGCTGTCGGAGACGGCGTGATGAGCCTCGTCTATTATGATAGTATCGAAGTAATCCGGCAGGAACCGCGCCAGGCGGCTCTCCCGCATGAGGGTCTGAACGCTCCCGACGGTTATCCGCCAGAACGAGCCGAGGGAGGTCTCCTCGGCTTTCTCGACGGCGCAGTTGAGATTGCAGGCTTTATGTATCTTGTCCGCCGCCTGCTCCAGAAGCTCCCCGCGGTGCGCCAGAATGAGCACGCGCTCGCCGCGCTTCACGCAGTCCTCGGATATCTTCGCGAAAACTATCGTCTTGCCGCACCCGGTCGGGAGCACCAGTAAAGTGCGCTGTACGCCCTGCTCCCACTGACCCAGCACGGCGGCTTTCGCTTCGTTCTGGTAGGGTCGGAGCGCTATCGGCGCGGGTCTGACCGCAGGTTCGGCGGGGGCGGGCTCCATTAATGTGAGCTGATTTTCTGACATCGGGTATCACCACTTTCCGGGAGTGAATACGCCGGAGGGCTGATTAGCGGGGGCGGTCTGCGGAGCCTGCTGATACTGCGGCGGCTGAGCGTACTGCTGAGGCGCGGGCTGATACTGCGGCTGTGCCTGGGGTACGCTCTGGGGCGCGGTCTGCGGGGCGTTCTGGGCAGGGGCAGATGAATTTTCAAACGGATCATAGAACTTCTTTATGTCGTTCGACTGCATATCCTCGCCGTTCTTGCCCTTCCAGCTGCGGACGGTTATCTTACAGCGACCGTGCGCACCGGGGACGGCGTTCCAGTTCATGCGGAGAGGTTCGCCCCTGCGCTTCAGACCGATTCCGGTGAAGAACGCGGAGAGCAGTCCCTCGCAGCGGGTGTGCAGGAACAGTCTGTGCCTGAGGTTCGCGGTGCTTCCGTCCGGCAGCGTTACCGCGAGGGTAACTATCGCCATGTTGCAGGGCGGGAGCTTCTCCGAGCCGTCGTAACGTCCGCGCTCGAAGCCGGTCACGGTGAAGTCGTAGTCGCCCTCCGGGATTATCGTGAAGTCGCTTTCGCGGGATATTTCGTCGTCCCAGCCTAATTCTCTTTCGATTTCTGACATTGTGGTGTCCTCCTATAAAATGTTCCGGGAGTTCTTTTTCCTCCCTGACCGAGTTTAGCATGTAAAATACTGCATTTTACTGCAAAATCAGAACGGGTATTTCTGTTCGTTGATGAAATCAACAATCTGCTTCCACGCGCCGACCAGAACGCCGCTGACGAAGTCCTCGGGGTAGGCGCTTATCGGCATATCCTCCGGGAAGTAGCCCTTTGTCGCGACCGCCGAGCGAATCTGCTGTTCAGTTATCCCGGAAGCGCTCATCAGGTCGGCGAGGCTCTGCGGAATACCCGGCTGAACTTCCGGCGCGGAAGCACTCGGAGCAGGCGCCGTATCATTAGCAGGAATTGAAATCCCGTCCTGCGAAGCAGGACCCCTTAATTCCGAATTCCGCATTCCGAATTCCGAATTTGAAAAGATCTGCGCTATCTGCGCGTACTCCATCGGAATTTCCTCCGGGAGCCCGTAGCGGTTCTTGGCGTCCCAGCATGGGTGGTGCTGGGTGTACATCACGCGGCGGTTTCCCTGCGCCTTGTGCTTCTTGCCGTCCTTGTCCGTCTGGACTACGACGGTCTTGTAGTTGCAGAACAGCACGATGTCAGCCCATTCCTTTATCAGCGGGGATATCTTGTTCGTGGTCTTGCTGCCGAGCTTCATCTCCCAGCGGTCGTAGCTGCCCATTTCGTCCGGCTGCTCGAACTTCCGGAGCGCCGCGTGCGCGGTCAGGGTGACGTTTATCCCGGCGTTTATCACCTCGGTGAGCTTGTTCAGGAACTTCCCGAAGCTCTCCTTTTCGAACTCTCAGCCCTTGCCGTAGCCGAAATCCTCGATACCGGATTTGCCGTTCTTCGCGCAGAGGTCGGCTATACAGAGCTGCTCCGCCCAGTCCACGGTGTCAATAACGAGGGTCGCGCAGGGACGCTTGTCCCGGACGAAATCCAGCTCCTGGAGGAGCATTTCCCAGCTTGACGGCGCGGGTAATCTCGCTACGTCGAGCTGCTTCGTGCTTCCCTCGGTGTCGATGAAAAGGGGGCTTGGGAACTGCGCCGCGAGGGTCGTTTTGCCGATACCCTCCGCGCCGTAAATCACCGTTTTAACGGCGGTGTGTACTTTTCCGGTTGAAATGTTGAAATCCATCAGAATTTACCCCTTTCCCAGGTTGCCTGCTGCGGTGCAGGCTGTTCAGTCGGCTTCGCATAGCCGTCCTCGATGATGATACTGCACTCGCCGCCGGTGCTGACGCGGGTCGCTATCACCTGCAAGCCCTCCTGCTCCAGCCATGCCCCGAACTCCGCGAGGGTTGCGGCGTCCATCTGCTCCAGCTTGTCCATGAGGACGAATCCGCACTGCGGGTTCAGCCTGCGGACTATCGCCGCAGATACCCGGAGCTGCTCCGCGCCGCTCATGCAGTCCCACTTTGCGCCGTTGTAGGTGAGTTCGCCCTCCTGCACCGAAAGCCCCGGCAGCGGGAGGTCTGCGCCGTCCAGCAGTGCTGTTTTCTGCGCGCGGATATCCTCTATCTTCGCTGTCAGCTCGTTGTACTGCTCGCGGGTCTCCTGCGCCTCCGTGAGGGCGCGGGTACGCTCGCGCCTTGCCCGGACTTTCGCGTTGATAACGTCGATGTCGTGAATGCTCTGCTCGATCTCGGCGGTGCTTTCGTCCGTGAGGTCGGCGGCAGACTTGCGGGCGGTCTCGGCTGCCTGCTGTGCGCGGGCGAGGACTTCCGCGGCGCGGTCGTACTCCTGCCGGGCGCGGAGCAGCTCCTGCTCGCATATATCGCGGTTCTGCCGCAGGCGCTGATTTTCGCCGTTCTTCGCGAGTATCTCCTGCTGACTGCGGAGCAGCTCGGAAATGCTGACCTCCTCGGCGGGGGCTTCGGGGTAGTCCGGGAGCTCGTCGGCGTACTTCTGCTTCTGGTCGGCGACCTGCCCGACAGCGCGGCGCTGATTATAGGCGTTCTGCTCCTGCTGTTCGAGGGCGGCGAGCTTGTCCCCCACGCCGATTATCCGAAGGAGGGTCTGCGCCTTTTCCTTGCTGGTCGCCTGCATGAATTTCGGCAGGTCGAGGGCAAGCTGCCCGATGAACTCGTTGAGAAGCTGCTGACCTCCTTTGCCGCCGTTCGGGTCGGTTATCTTGAGGGTTCCCCGGTCGCCCTTGCGCTCTACGATAAGCCCGTTCGAGAGGGTCACGCGCAGGTGCGGAGGAATTACCGAGCCGTCCCGCTGCGGCTGCGAGGGCTTGAACTTGTCGCCGCCCAGCGCCCAGGCTATTCCGTCCAGCACGGAGGTCTTGCCCTGGCCGTTGTTCCCGCCGATGACTGTCAGACCGCTCTCCGACGGGGCGAGCTGGACCGCTTTTATGCGCTTGATGTTTTCGAGTTCTAGGTTGGTTATTTTTATCATTATTTTTCCTCCAAATCTCCGAATGTAAGCTGCCCACCCACATTCGTACACATAGTTTCTTCCGCTTTCTCAACGTTCGCCACCATCTGGTGGTAATAGCTTTCTTTCAGCTCGCAGGCTATCGCACGTCTGCCGAGCGTCCTTGCCACATACGGCACGCTGCCGATACCGCCGAAAGGTTCAAGCACGATATCCCCGGGGTTAGTCCAGAGCTCAATGCAACGGCGGATAACCTCAAGCTGCAAGGGGCATATATGCCGTTCGTCCTTTTCTTCCCGGGCTGAATTCTTCTGGAGCGTATCGGACTGCCGGATATCCATCCACACCGGGCTTGCGTACTGCTGCCAGACATCACAGGGGAAACTTTCGTCTGTGTGGGTCACACGCTCCGGATTATCGCCGGGCTTCCTCATTGTGAGTATGTAGTCGGGTATTCCCTGGCGGTTCATGGCGCTGTCTTTCTTTATCTGCTTGTGGAGCAGTCCGAGCGCCTTTGTGCGCTGCATTTCCGTGACCGGGTTCTTCCATATCGTCACGCGGCTGTGATAGATGAACCCGCAGTCCTCGAACACCTGACGGAGTATCGCTGGAAAATCTTTCAGCCCGATAACGCCGTCGCGTTCCTTCATCTTCGGGAGATCCATGCAGTGGAATGACAGCAGCCGCCCCGGCATAGTCACGCGGTAGAGTTCAGCAGCAAGATACTTGAAATGCTCATAGAACTCCTCGTCGTTCTTGCAGTTTCCCATGTCACGGTCGCTGTTGGAGTAGGTGTAAAAGGCTTGCGAATGGCGGCGAAAATATCGTATAATGCACGGAATTGTCCGGCAGCCCCTTTATCACCTCGCAGCTGTCACCGTGATACAGCGCGTATTTCTCGCCAATAGTCTGGTTAATTACATCAGGCATAATGTCTCATTTCCTCCCATTCAGGCAGCCGCATTGCCTTGTGCGGCTCGTATTTAGTGGATATCCTCACCGTTGCTGTAAGTTCGCGTCGGGTAATATCCTTTGTGAGCTCGATGAGGTGTTCCTTCATCTGCTCGTTGTCGCGCTGCTTGCGCTCGATATTTTCCTTGACTGCGCCCTCCCGCGCCGAAATAATGATGTACACGTCTACATCTGACTTCTGCCCGAATCTCCAGCAGCGGCGTACAGCCTGATAATAAGCTTCAAAGCTGTCCGAAAGACCCACGAAAACGACCTTGTGGCAGTTCTGCCAGTTCATGCCGTATCCTGCGATTTTCGGCTTCGTGACAAGGCATTTCAGATTTCCGGTGGCAAAGTCCAGCATGGATTTGGTTTTGAGCTCCGGAGTATCAGAACCCTGCACATTCACGCTACCGGGTATCAGTCTGTGAAGCTCGTCCGCTTCGGCGTTGAGGTCACACCAGCACAGCCAGTTTTCGTCAGATGAATTCACCAGATCTGCGGCGGCTTTGCAGCGTTCTGCAAGAGAATCCCTGCGGGCTTCGCGTCGTTCTGTGAGCGACAGGGCGACGTTTTCAGCCTGTTCGCCGTCAACGACGATTTCATGCACGCTAAGCTTTGGCAGGTCGTAGCCCTCGCACTTGTAGCCGAGCTTCTTCGGGTCGTCCATAACCACACACCAGCTTGACAGCCAGCGCCAGAAAAGGTCTGCGGCGTGCCCCTTGAGCCGCCATTTCGAGGTCTCGCCGCCGTCATGCACGAAGTACATCGCAAGCATTTCCGCGCGGGTCATTACGCCGAGAAATTCAGAGTGGTTGCCAAGCTCCATGTAGTCGTTCGGCGCAGGAGTAGCGGTGCAGGCAAGCTTGTAGGGTGTTTTACCGAACATTCCGATTATCTGGTTCCGTATCTTTCCGGAAAAGCTCTTGATAATGCTGGATTCGTCCAGAACTATCGCTATGAACTCGGAGGACACGAACTTGTCCAGCTTTTCGTAATTTGTGATGTTCACAGAATCGGCGGTCACGTCAGTCTGTGACGCGCAAATCTGCACTTTGATTCCGAACTTTTCACCCTCGCGCTGGGTCTGCGCCGACACCGCCAGCGGTGCTACTATCAGGACTTTACCGCCTGTCCTGCGGCGTATCTGTTCAGCCCATTCGAGCTGCATTGCGGTCTTTCCGTCGCCGCAGTCCGCGAATATCGCCGCACGGCCCTTCGCCAGCGCCCACTTTACAATGTCGCGCTGAAAGTCGAATAGCATGGGGTTGAGTTCTTCTGCGATGACGTTTATTCCGGAAGAAACTGTTGTTATCGCCTTGCTGGCAATAAAATTTTCATAGGATTCCATGTTTACCTCATATCATCAAAAGACATCTGCCCGCCGCTCTTTTCGGCTTCCATGCGCTTCTTCTTGTATTCGTTGTACTGCATTCGGTATCTGTAGCTGTCCCCGAAGATATTCCAGGCAGCCTTGACGACATTAGGCTCATACGGTTTGATTTTCTCCAGGTCGGCGACTGCCTTGTAAGATATTGGGCAACCGCAGCAACCTGTCCGAGTAAGCCCGTAGACTTCGTATGCGTCGGAATACCGCACGCCGTACTTTTCCTTGTACCAGGCCTTATCCGCGTCACTGACGTAGTACAGTGGGCGCAGGCGGTACTGCCCGGAGCTTGTTTCTGTAAAGCACATCGTCGTGCAGTCCTTGCGGGGAACCGACCTCATGCCGCCCTCGTCGCGGCGCTCTCCGGTGATTATCATGTCGAAATCTTTCTGAACTGCGTGTGCAACATTCTTCTTGCAGCAGTCGCAGCACTTTGCGCTGATCTTGAAATCCGGCGGATACTCGCCGATGAAATCCCGCATATACTTGGAGCTGTTGATTACAAGCTGAATGTTCGGGCGGGGCTCTCCGGCTGAATTACAGCAGCAAAGAAAATTGATCACGCTCTCGCATTTCGGGTAACGTTCTTTCAGTTCGCTGCGCTTGGCTGCCTTGTCCTCCGCCTGTTCGTATTCCTGGGCTATGGACAGAGGAACGCCTTTCTTCTGCCACTCGGAAAGCCCGCCGGACATGATCTTCGATACGAACGGCACTCCGTTCTTGCGAACCGCGTTGACGATTCCGACCTTCGGGCGGTATGTAGCAATCTCTACGCCGTACTTCTCGGAAGTCGCCTTGACGTGGTTTCTCGTCGCCGCCATCTCCAGCCCGGTGTTAAAAAACGCATACTTTATCGGCGGGAGGTTGAACGCTTCCCGGGTGCGCTCGATAAGGTCGAGCATGATGTCGCTGTCTGAGCCGCCGGAGTAGCTGCATATCGCGTTCGGGTGCTGCTTGAGCCGCGTCGCGATTATTCCCATGATCGCCTGGAACTTGTCCGGCGCAGGGTGATCTGCGTAAGCTGGGCGGTCGGTGTAGACCCGGCTTTTATATTCTTCTTTCACTTGACTTTTCCTTTCGCTCATGATATAATGAGCATGTAGTATTATTTTGTTTGCCGCTTTCGTGATTGCCGTCACTCAGCGGCTTTTTTCTTTTTCTTTACCCAGTTGGATTTCAGCCTGCTGGAAGCCCACAGCGGATAGCCGCTTTCCCGCGTGCATTCGGTGTATGAACGCTTTGCCGGGCAGTCGTTTCTGTAAGCGCAGGTGCCGCAGTTCACGGGGTCACTGTCTGCCTTGTCTATCGTTGCTCTGTTGTATGGCATGATGGCTTGTCCTCCTTTCTGATTTCTTCGGCAGGAATGCTCCTTTGAACGACCACACCATAATAATGCAGGTGGCTGCCATCATGATGTCCATGCCATTCATGGAGTAGCTCCAGCCGTTCGCGGTAGATACGAGCCAGCGCAAGTGGAAGCCCACCAGGGCGGCTATTGCGTAGGGTATGTATTTCTTCATGCCTCGCACCTCCCAGCCCACTGCTCCGCCATTGCCCGGGCGATTCCCGGAAATGTTTTGGAACGGACTTTCGGATCCCGGAACCCCATGCCGTTTTTCTTGCGCGGATTTCCGTGAGCGTCTTTGCTTCCTGCCGATACCCAAGGGGTTATGTCCTCTGTCACTATTGCTGTTGGCACCAGTGGGGACAGCCCCCTTAACCACAAGCATGTTTTCTTGCTGTACGGGTGTCCGTGCTCATACGGTTGGATTATCTGCGTATACTTCGGCAGACAGTAGATCGAGGACGGTATAGGGTTTTCGACCGCGACCATCGGGACATCGGCATTCAAAAATTTCAGGAAGAAATCTTTTGCCATAAGTCCCTTTTTAAGCCGCTCGCACTCGGCATACGACTTCCCGTCGATACGCTTAAACAGCCGCACGGCTCCAGCGTTGCTGAGGTATGTACACGGTGGATGCGCGATAAGCATGTCCCATCTGCCGGGGATTTCGTGCCGAACCCCGTCGCAGGTCGCAAAGCTGCACCGCCCGTTGATGAGCGGAAGGACATCTCCCTTGATGTGCCATTCCGGGTGTCCACCAGAACAGTCCTGGATATCGGCGCTGTATGCTTCGTGTCCGAGCCGGCGCATTTCTTTACATACCGCCTGGGATTCCTCGCAAGCTATTAGTATCTTCATCTCTGATTCCTCTCTGTCCGGCTCTTTAAAAGATACTGGAGATTGTCGTAGTGATTTTTACTCGAGGCTTTCGCCGCGAGAATCGCCCCGCGCTCGTTCTGCGTAA